GCAACAGCGGACATATAAACTGTACGGATAACTTCACGGTTGATTTCAGCCAAGATTTCTGTAGACAGAATGTTAGACAATTCTGTTTCTGCATCCAAACCATGGATTGCTTTCAAGTCTTGTGCCAATTCAAGTGAGTATTCTGCTTTCAAAGCACGAGATTGTGCAGTAACAGTAACTTTTTCAATTGAGAAAGCCATTTGACCGAATGCTGCGCCACCGTTAGCAGTGTCACCCAAAGATTCAGCAGTAGTTGTTGCCATACCAACACCAGTTGTGAAGGTGTTAGCAGCGCCGAATTGGCCAGATGTATATGTATCTGTTGCTGTGTTACCTGCAAAACCGAATGTAGTAGCTTGAGCACCAGAACTGATACCTGAGAAGATTGTGTTTGCTTCGTTAAAGAATGCTTCGTTAGCGTCACCTGTACCTGGAGTACCTTGTGCAGCATATTTAGCACGCATTGCGAAAATCAAACCTGTAGGACCAGTCATTGGCTGAACGCCAGCAATGTCATACGCAATCAAGTTAGGTAGCGCACGGCGTACCAATGAAATCAAGATTGGGTCAAAGTTTTGAACACCACCAGTAACGTTTGTTGGACCAGCAGTTTCGTTCAATTGCTGAGCAGCTGATGCCATTTCACGTTGTTGGTTTTCCAAGATAACAGCAGTAACTGCTTTCTTGTATGGGTCTTTAATAGCTTCCATGTCGGCATGTTCCAACACTGGTTGCCATTTTTGTTGTAGTTCTTCTGATAGAAACATGAGTTATCTCCTTGTTAGTTTCTTTTTATGGTAAACTTTATTTATTTACCTTGGGTTTTTGAGAGTGTTTTTACAATTTGAGAAACGAATGGGTCAACAGGTGCAGATTTACCTGACTTGTCATCCTCAATTTCAACTTCCTCATTTAATGCAGAACTAGTAGCAGTAACAACTGTTGACTCTGTGAAGTATGAAGTTCTTAGAGTAACCAATTTGTCTGCAAATTCTTCATCAGTAGTAAAGTCCACACTCTCTGCGAGTTGCTTCATTTTTTCTATCTGAGTCTGCGTTAGGCCTTCACATACTGCATGTATAGCCTCTTGTTTTTTAGATTCGTTCAATGCTTTGTGTAATTCTACATTAGCAGTGATTTGTTCGTTAATTTGAGCTTCCAAATCTTCAACTTTTGTTGTCAATTCTTCAACAACGTTTACTTTGTCTTCTGGAATATCAATGTAGTGTTCGATGAATAGGTTTTTCATGCCGCTGATAAAGTCTTCAACGATTTCGGCACGTAGACCATTTTCGATAGCCAATTGGTTATCTTTAACCCATTCTTCAGCCATGTAAGAAATATAGTCGTCTAGTTTAGAAGCCAATTCTTGTTTAACTTCTTCAACTGCAACTTCGAATTCTTCAAACAATGCTTCTTCAACTTCTTCCATCAATGCAGATGTACGTGCAATAACGGCAGCTTCAAAAATTGTAGTTGCTTTTTCTTTGAATTCTTCTGATAAGTTTTCGCCAGACAAAAGTGCGTCAACGTCAGATTGAACGTCTTCTTTCATCTTTTCTTTCTTCAACATTTTTTTGATAAGCTTCTTGTCTTCAGCTTCGTCATCATGTTTTTCGGAAACCAATTCACCTTCAGATTCTGTTTCTTCTTCATGGTATGATTGGAATGTAGCACCTGGGTTAGCATGGAAAGTTTGTTTAGCCAACTTAGCTTTAACACGGTCACGAATGTTTCCGTATGATGTTGGTTCAGCTTCTGCTTTTTCTTCATCATTTTCCAAGTCTTTACGACCATGAGCTTGTTGGTCAAACTCTGGTTTCAAGTGTTTTTCTGGTTCTGAACCAACTGGTGGTGTTGCACCTGGAGGTGTTGCTGTTGGAACACCTTTGTGTGCGTCAGGACCATGGTCATTAGTTTTTTGAACTTTAGTACCAATGTCACCAGCATCTTTAGTTCCGTAAGCTTTGTCGCCATGCAATGCATCAGCGCCTACTTCACCGTTTGGAGCGTGACCGCTTGTGTGATGTGATTGGCCACGTTTTGCCATAATGTTTGAATCAAAAGTTCCTTTAGAATCTTCGTTCATCAAAACTGCTTTAGCGGCATCAGCTAGATTGTATTTTCCCATTTTGAGAATCTCCTTGTTTTTTTATAATGGATATTTATAATTAGAGTTTTTTGATAAAGTTTTCGAAAATCTTAATACTTACTTTTTCAATATCTTTAACTGAAGCATGAATCATTTGTTTCTTAGCTTCGTCATAGTCTTGTTCAGTAAATTTTCCGTCCACTAACATCCACTCTTTACCTTCCATAATACCTTGAACAAAAGCTCCAGGTGCGGAAGGGTCTGCTACTATATCTGCCGCTGTGGCTAGATGAAAGTCATCTTGAACTATATTAACACCGTTGATGGTCTTTAAAGAACCTAAACCACGAGATGATACGCCTAGTTGGCCACCACCTTCAATGATTTGACGGGCAATAGTACCCATTGGTGTTTCAAGAATTTTTGCTTTGCCTATCCACTGGTGACCCTCTTGGCGTAAACCCACAATCAAGTGAGACACACGGTCAAGGTTAATAGATGGAGTGTCTGGATGTCCCAGTTCACCAAAGGCACGATTTTTATTAATACATTCTTCGTTATAACGATTAACTTCTTTACGCATTGTTTCTTCTTTGTACATGCGTTTATTTTTGTTAATCGTTTCTGCGACCAAGAAAGGACCCTCAATATAAAGAGTTTTCTTTCCGTCTTTTTCTTCGTACAAGTATTCAACTTGTTCTGTGAGTTCTTTAATTAATTTCATTTTCTTCTTTCTTACGGACGAACGCCATAACCACCATAGTTGAATGCTGCAGGATCGTGTAGTTGACCACGGTCATACATTGCATTGTCTTTACGCAATTCAATGAATAGTGTATATGCGGTATTTGCAATTGCACCCATACCAAAAGTTCTTACGCCAATATCACCTGAAGCATTTGCTGAGTTGTTGGAGATTGATACCATACCTTGTTCTTCTGAATATTGTCCACACAGGTCCATATTCATAATTGGTGCGCTTTGTGCGGTATTTGCAATGTTTGTCCAGTATAGTTCAACGTAACCTTTTTGTTGTGAAGCAATATTGTAACCAATTCTTGATATGGATAAGCCATAGTAAGAAAGTGCTCCAGTATTTGATGTACTGGATAACAAGTTTGCTTTAGAACTATCTAAGGCACCGTATAAAGTGTTTGCCTGAATACGAAATGGATTATTTTCGTCACCGGTACCATCAAAATTTGCAGTTAATTTGATAACTGCTTTTTGATTTGTGTCTCTTAGTACTTCGTATGTGTATAAATTTGCCATGTTTTTTCCTATTATGGACGCATACCATATGCGCCATAGTTAAATGCCGCTGGTTCGTTGAATTGACCACGTTGATACATAGCGTTATTTTTGCGTAGTGTAACAATCAATGTGTATGCCGCATTGGCTATTGCACCTTGAGTTTGTATGCCAATATCACCGTTGCCGTTGACCGAATTGTTTGAAATAGATGGCAACTGTTCACCTAGACCAAATTCACCTTGCATGTTTAGGTGAAAAATGGTAGCACTGTTTGCATACTGATTTAACGTATTTGAACCTGCACCATTCCAGTAAATTTCTACACCACCAACGTTTGTTGTAGGGAAGTTTACGTAGTATTTCAAACCGGTAAGTTGCAAATCATATAATGACAAAGCACCGGTATTTGATGTATTTGACAACAAGTTTGTTTTAGATGTGTCTAAAGCACCAAACAATGTATTGGCTGTAATTCTACTACCGTTCATTTCTTGGCCAGACCCATCAAACGAACCTGTAAGTTTGATTACAGTATCCGTAACAGTATCTCTTAATATTTGATAAGTAAATTTATTGGCCATTTTTTATCCTATTATTGTCCGATTGCTTCGTCTTCAGCAGTTGCCATAGGATCTCTTGGTTGATTGAACATGTTTTGTGCAACACGCATCTTTTCATTTTCCAAATGAGCCATTACTTTATCTTGTAAAGCAGAATAAAATGCATCACGCATTTCTTTGGCTTGTCCTTGTTCTGCATAGTCTACGATTTGTCTTGTGTCCATTTTTTTCTCCTAACAAAATATTTATAGTATTCTTTTCAATCGGGTAAATGAAGATACTTCATTTATTTCTTCTAAAGTCAAATCACCTTTTGAACCTTTTGATTTAGCTGCTGGTTTTTTCTTTTCAGTAGAACCACCAGAAGATTCTTTTTCTTTAGTATTTTTGGATGCGGTTTCTTGACTTGCTTCCGCTTTGTCTAAACCTGCATCACTTTTTGCTTTTTCTAATGAAAATTGATTTTCACTATCAACTTGTCCCATCATTTGTTGTTGTGCAACTTGTGTGGTAACTTGAGTTGGTAGTCCTAGACCCATTGCCTTTTCTTCATCAATTTCTTCGTCCATCAATTTAATCAAGTCATCGTTCATACGTAAAACGTCACGTTGTACCCATGCTCTTGAGAAATATGCACCAACAAAAGGATCAATAGATTGCAATAGTGTCAAACGTTCTTTCATTAGTTCGGCATCTTTCAACTCAGTGAAGTTATTGTCTTTGATGAAGTCGTAGTAAATGTGTTCTTTAAACAATTCCCATTCTTCAGCTGTACAAATACCTTTTAATACCAATTGAACACGCAAAGCATGGTCAAATAGTTCCGAGAACTTGTTACGGATGCGTTCAATAAACTTGTTGAATTTCAATTCGTCACGAGTAACTTCTGCAACACGGCCAATAGAGAATCCAGAGTTCTCAGGATTCAACCTGGAGACAGGAACGTTTAACGCTTTATATAGTTTCTTTTCAAAGTACTTAACGTCTTCCAGCTCACCCAGGTTCTGTCCACCAGGTAGTGTAGTAATTTCTGTACCTTTGCCGCCTTCTCTACGTGGCAACCAGAAGTCTTCCATCATCGACATGAATTTACGGTCATCACGTACTTCACCTGTCTGTGCATCATACACCAATTTGTTCTTGTACTTAACCATAATGTCACGTAGGTATTGTTCTGCTTTTAATTTCGGCAAGTTACCAACGTCAATGTAAAATATACGGCGTTCAGGAGCACGAGATATACGATAAATGACAGTCGCATCCTCAATCATCCTTAACTGGTTTAACGGTTTAATAGCTTTATGCAAATAAGATAGAACCACAGCTCTACGAGAATCCATAAGGCCGCTAACGATAGAAACAATAGAATCAGTCGTAATACGGACCCCAACAGGACCATAATTACTATTAGAACCAGTGATAACCTTATCATTGTAGAGGTAGTATTCATTTACAACTTTCATAATTTCCGCACCAGTACGTTCGTCCTTTTGCTTTTTCATTTCACGGACTTTACGTAACTTACGTGGGTCGATGTATCTCAATTCTTTAATACCAGTTGTAGGGTTTTCACGGTCAATGATTACATGATAGTACAAACGACCATCAACATAGTATCTACGGAAAATATCTTGTGACATTCTCTTGTAGTTCATCAAACGTAGAATGGTTTGAAACTCTGTTCTGATAGCTTTTTTAATTCTATCTGGTTGTTCCAAGTCATCTAGAATGATATCAATGGATTTACCATCATCGTCTTGGCAAATTGCTTCATTAACTATGTCATCTATTGCTGATTCGATTTCTGGCTGCATAGCCATTTCACGGTAACGAGAGATAAGTTCTACCTCGTTCTTTGCGGTACCGTCTAAGTCAACGTATGTACCATAATAAGCGGCAGATGTAATAGTTAATGCGCCGTCATCCTGTGATGGTGGCGTAAAAGATTGTTGAACTTGTTGTTCTTCCTCGTCTTTTTCACGAGAAATTGTAAATCCAAACAGAGAAAATTTATTAGGTGTTGCCATATTTTTTAAAAAGTAATAACGAAATCAAAGAAACATAGGGGGCCGAAGCCCCCATAAGAAAAAATCAAGTAGTTGTGGTTGCTTCCCAATATTGATAACCAAATGTGACTGCGAATTCTTCGATGTTATCGTTAGAATCCCAAGCCAAATCAATAGTAGAAACGTCTTGTGGCCACAAACCAACAAACTTATAACGTTTCAATTCGTTTCCGCCTTTACCGTATTGGATGACTTCTGCATCAACGGAATAGTTGGAAGGATTGATAGCTGCTGTGTTACGAACGTTACCAGCGTGACTGTTGATAGCGTTCATCCATTCTTCAACTGCATTACGGATTAAGAAATCTTCATCGTTGATAATGGTAATTGTCCAGTCAGCAAATGTACGGTTACCCGCAAATTTCAATTCACGACCAAAATATGGTACTGTGATTTGACCGATTGATGAACCTGGAATCTGTGCTGCTTTGGCCATAAAAGTTGTCTTTTGGCCAGCAACAACAGCACCATTCACTAGGTTAGGGAATGTTAGAGAGATAGCAAACAGGTTAGGACGGGCACCGTCACCAACCATATTTGCTCTAAATTCTGCTACATTAAATGCCATTGTTATCTCCTGTTATGTGTTTATTTATTAGACTGCACCAACGATAGTTGTGAAGTCAACACCAGTACCAACAGCAACAAAGTTCAACTGAATAAAGTTGATTGAACGTGATGGTTTAATGTAGATATCACCAACAAATTGGTTACTGTCAATTACACCAGCTGTGTTATTTGTTGTATCGCAGACTACTTTAAAGTCTGTAACACCACGGCGACCTTGAACGTCACGCAAGAAAGGAGTAATTGTTGAAACGAATTGAGCACGAGTGATTTCATCATTCTGTTCAAATAGTGAATATTTTGCAGAAGTAGAAATTGCTTTCTCCAACAAAATAAACAATCTACGAACATTGATACGGTCAAATGCTGATGGTTTGTTAGTCAAAGTTTTGTCACCAAACAACACAACACCTTGTCCTGGGAAGGAAACAACTGGGTTTACACCTGAATTGTAAATGGTATCACGTTGAGTTTTGTTTGGATTCCATGCCAATTTGATGGCATTTTTAACTTGGCCACGAGTATAACCAGCTGGAGAGAACCATGCATCACTAATAGTATCTGTGTAAACACATAGACCAGCAATGTCACCGTTCAATGGTACCCAACGATATGTACTGTTGTACTTGTCGTATTGGTATTTCCAACCAGAGTCAGCAAATGCAAATGTTGATGTTGTACCCAATGAAGCCAACCATGAAGTAATGTTTGTTACTTCTGAACCTGCTTGGTTTACAACCGCAGTTTGTGGTGGAGAAACAAATGCAACGCAATCGCCACGAGCAGCTGCGATAGCTGTTATAACGTGGTTCTGTACTGTAGCACTTACTGCACCAGTAACAATCAAAGAAATGTCAATGTATTCTTTGTTGATAAACAAATCAAAAGCGTTTTGCAAATCACTATCGGCAGGAACTGAATCAACACCACCAGAAAGAATAATCAAGTTGGTGTCACCAGTTGAGTTAGTTTCATCAAAGTTTGTTGTAACTGGATTACCCCAAGTTGCATTTTGGTGTGTGTAATCAACAGGGTCAATTGCAAACACATATTTTGATGTATTGAAAATTACGTTTTTGTAGTAGTTTGAAACACCGTTTATGGTAGCATTACCTGCTTTAGACACAAACGCAAAAGTTTCCAAAACTGTACCAACTTGACCAGAGAACGAACCGTTGTTGTCGATAACTACAATGTGCATTTCATCGTTTTGACCACCAGCTAAAGACGCAGCTTGTGATGTTCCTGGTGCAGAACTGAAATATCCTTTGTATGCCCATGCAGAAAAGTCTGATGCCTTGAAACAAACAGAAACTGCCAATGAGTTACCAATAGCACCTGGGTAACGAGCAACGAATGATCCGTATGAACCACCGTTATTTGAATTCAAATATGTTGCTTGGAAAACATCGCTGTTTTGGATTGTTAATGCTGTACCACCAGTAGCATTTCTAGCACTAGAACCGACTGCACGAACAACATTTAAGTTGTCGCCATATGCCAAAAAGTTTGCAGCACTGAAAAAACTAGATGCAGAGTCGTTTGATGGTTTACCAAATATTTGTACTAGGTTAACTTCGTTTGTAATTTGTATGATTTTATTTACTGGACCCCAATTAAAATATCCAGCAAATGCACCGGCGGTTGTAGAAACTGATGGAACAACGGTTGTTTGGTCAATTTCGTTTACACTTACGCCTGGAGATAGTTGAAACGCCATTTGTTTTCTCCTTGAATTATTATGTGTTCTTCTGGTAGTAGAATACCATATGAGATATTTATGTAAGGCTGGTTTTACAAACTGTTAAACCAATCTCTGGTATATTTTCCGTAAGTTTCACCACCATCAGCAACTTCCCATAAATCACCACCCATAAGTTCAAAATCATGACCTCTACCATCTTCAATGATTGGTGCTGGAAGAATATCATCATCCATCTGGTTCATGTTTTCTAACTGAATTTGTTTACGGATGTCGTGGTTTACAATTTCTTTAAAGTATTGTTGAGTGGTTGCCCATGCAAAAATGACCAAAGACATTACCAAGTCATCGTTTGCACCCATAGCCGCAGCAAAAGAGTTCTTTTGTTGTTCAAATGTGGTCAATTCTGAATAGGTATCAAAGTCGTTGATAATAAGTTTGTCGCCTTCAATCAAGGTCTTCAAGTTGGAACAACCAATTGCCTTGACCTGAGGTGACATTTTCAGACCCATTTGAACACCACGAGCAAAACCTGCGCTCAATTGTTGTGGTTTCTTATTGCCTGTAAAGATTTTCCATAAGTTTTCATACTCAAAGTCTATGTGTAACGAGTCTGCAACCTGTGGATTGTTGTTAATTTCAACCAATACATATGCATTATTATACATTCTGGCCGTATTGTAGATGACAGTTGGGAACAGAATTGGTGTAATAGACGAACTATGGTATGTTGCAACCTGTTTATATGGTGTTGTTGATATATCAATCACGTTGAAGGCTGAGTAGTCTAAGTTTTTACCTTCAGATACGTCAACCGTAATTGCATATAAGTGGTCAGACTTGGCATCATTCTCACCTTCTCTGATTGGCATTTCATAGATTCTCAACAGGTCATGGTTTGCAATTGGGTCACGGTACGCAATAGTCTGCAACTTGTAACCAGAAACCAATGTGTTTGAAGAACCCAAGAACTCAGTTTCAAATTCTTGGCGGAACTGACGTTCACTTGTGTTACGGATTGTTTCTTCTTTCCATGCTTCGTCACGACCTGGTACCATTGACCAGTGAATTTCAAAGTTCTTATAACCGTTCTTACCGTTGATTGAGTCCATCCACAACTTGTAGAACAAGTTCATACCGTTAGGTGTAGATACAATAATAATCTTGGAAGTTTTACCAGATGAGATAACGGGGTAAACAGAGTTAAAGAATTCTTCAGCGATGTTGTTTGGAACGAACGCAAATTCATCCAAGAATACCAAGTTAAAAGAACCCCCACGAACCGCAGAACTGTAA